CTGGAGATGTGCTAGACGCAATCGCCTCATTCAGAAAGAAGTTGACCATCTCTGTTTTGCGCACCTTCACTTTAGTGAAGGATTGGACCATAGCGCAATGGGAGAGGTTTACCCGATGGATGGGTGAGACGAAGGACGCAGCATGCGCGGCTATATCCGCATCTGTGTTCGTTGGAGCGATTAAGAGCGCCACCACGAATTTGCTTACATGGATTTCAGAGTCCACGTTCGCGAAGGTAGTAGTGGCGTTCTCTGCAGTGGCAACCGTCGCTGCATTGATCGCTGGCATTGTCATGGCCGTGAGAAGTAATGACAACCCTGATCCTCATTCTCGTACGGAGAAAGAGGACAAGCGCGACAGAGCGCGTGCTCGTAAGCAAGATGATTACGAGGACCGCTATGAGATGCGCAAAGGAAAAGCGCAACGAAAGAAGCGCAACCAAGGAGACAAATCTGATGAAGGAATGTATAACAAGGAGGGTAAGAAATTGCCCAAACGTATGCAGGAGGCTAAACCCCACCTGCGAGAGTCGGATATGGCTCTTATAAATTCCTTTGCTCAGAATCTCTACGCCGTGATGATCCAAGATGTCGCTACTATTTCCTTTGGGCAAGTACTCATGCTCGAAGGAACTATTGGCGTCACTGCTTGGCACGTCGCGAAGAAGATGATGAAGGTTAAAGAACAAGGAAACAACCAAGTGCTGTTGACCCAAAGCTACGTTGCTAACGACAAAGCGCACTACAATCGCATGAACATTGCAATTCCTGAAGTAGTATGGGCCGACAAAACTGAGTTGGCATTCTTGGTCTTCGGACCCAGCATGCGTCCTCATGCTGACATTACCCGACATCTCATGACCGATGACGATATTAATCGTGTCATGGAGTACGGTATTGAAGACATTGCGATGATCTATCGCGATCGAACTGGACAAAGACAAATCGTCGAAGCTACGCATGGAACCGTCGAAGTCATGAAAGAAGGAATTTTTGAAGATGACGAAGACGCCCCGTATTTAGTTTACGACGCACGTACGGTTGGTGGTGCTTCTGGAGGACTGACCATGACCAATTCAACGGTCTATCCTCGCAAGATCATGGCGTTGCACGCTGGCGGCTCTCACGCCACCGCATACGACTCCATCCTCACCTACGAACTGTACAAGAGCATGCCCCTTAAAAGTAATGGCTCGATCGTTTTGACCCCTGAACTAGCGATTGAGCCACACATGGTGACATGCACACCCAAGGACCAGATAGTTCCACTGGGTACCCTTAAGCATGGTCATTCGTCTGGTGGCAAGAACACTATTGCCCCCTCACCTTTGTCCAAACACTTGAGATTTGACCCTCACTATCCAATCCAACCGGTTACTATTCCGACTGTGCTGTACGACCGCCCAGTTGGAGATGTTGCCGACCAGTGGATCCGCAAAGGAATGCTAGATCCACAGGTAAAAGAAACCCTTCCCGACCCCGAGAAGGTGCTGCGTCCGCGTGAAAACGCATACGCAGTTGCCCCCCCATTCGTCAATATTGACCCCCATTTGTTGCATTATGTTTATGATCCAAATGACCTCCCCTACATCCCTGGTGGCGTGTATCACATGCTATCGTTTGAACAGGCGGTCTTTGGTGTCCCTGAACTAGGCATACCACCCATCGATTTCACGACATCGTGCGGCTACAACTGGAATCCCAAAGAAATGCCTGTTTTCACAAGGCAAGCATTATTTGGTATGAAAACCAGAGATCACCGCACACATTTCGAAGAGTGGCATCCCGAG